CGGCGAGCCACCACTACTTGACGCTGAGAAATAGGTTTCAAAGTTCCAGTTTCCAGCTGGAATTTCTAGCTTATTTGGGTCGCCAGCATCAGTAATAAACGAGGCAATGTAGCCGTCCGCGCTTATGCTTATGTCCGTTCCCGTGCCAAAAACTGGCGTTCTGTTTAACTCTTTATAAGCGACTCCGCCAATTGTTCCTTGGCTTACCGAACCATTCAAATAGTAGCTAACGGACGAGCCACCGCCAGTAATTGACGGAAAGTCTGCCAAAGAGCCATCGCCTCGAATATATTGCGAAACAGTTCCAGCGCCAGATAATATTTGACTATCTGTAATACTTAAACCCGTTGCCGTTGGATTAATTGTTACAGGCAAATGATTTTGAGCGCTACCAGAAGGATCGACAGGATTTTGTCCCTCGCTAGCTACATATCCAGGAGTTGCAGGCGTTGAGCCTGACCTAACTACGCTCGCTCTATATTTACTAATATTAACGTCTGCCATTATGAAGTTGGTTCAATTCCTAAATCGTATAATTCAATCTGAGCCGTTCCGGTACGGCAATTTAATTGGTAGCTAATCAATGCCCAATATCTCCCATTGAAAAGAAATGATCTGTAAGGTACTATCTCGCGCCTTTCCAACGTTGCCAATATTCTGTAATTAGTTCGTCCTTTTAAGTTAGCCAATTCTTGCACAATAATATCGAGCAAAGGTAAAGATTCTACACCATCTCGGCTCCATTCCTCTGAAACAGGATCGCCAGCCAAAAGCAATCTTATTGCACTCGCACTATTATTTGTAATCGCATCGCCAATGTAGGTATTGTAATCAGGATGCACGTTTGAATAAGGCGAACCAGTTACCGCTTTAACTCCTAATTTAGATAAAGATAATCCTTCAGTTTTCTCAATCTTAAAATTCAAATTTCTATATCTAATTACATATCTATTAGCGGTACCTGAATTGCAAATTAATTGGTAAAGTCTTATCTCAACTTCGCCATCCGCAGGGACTGGAATATTATTAATTGCGATTGAATTAAATACAGAGCCAGCCGTTACCGCAAATTGCATTACCGTTGTAGTGAATGTCCAATCGAAAGTCGTTGCCGTATCACGGTACATAAAATAATTACCAATTTTTACCATTACTCCAACCGAATGCGTACCAGCCGCAGGAGTTATAGAATAAGCAGAACCAACCCTTTCTACCATATATTCAAAGGTTAAGCTAATAGTATTAGCTGCCTCTTGTGCTATGGTAATAGCTCCTCCGGTGCTTGTACTATTTGCTGAAATCCAGCTAATATTTGGATCACCAACTCCAGCGGTTGTTGTGGTTGTCCAGATTTGAGCAAATTCGCCAGCTCCAGAAGAAACGTATTGAACTAAAGCAGTTGAGCCACTTGGAACGCTAGAAGGTTGATTACTTGGAATTGCTCTAACGTAATCCCAAAGCAAAAGCTGGTAAGTATTTGGATAAGGTGAACTAGGTGAATTTAAACCCCATTCCGCAGCCGCAAATTTAGCGTCAAATATTCCGCCTTGGCTATCTTTATCCAATACACCAAGATTTAGAAATGCGTTAAATTCAGTAAATACGCGCCTTGCCGTTTCCTCTGGTCTATTTATGTCTGCGTTAATATCATCGCCGTTTAGAATCGTTGTTGTAGCATCCAAACTTTGATCTGGATTAAAAGTATAAGCCGTAAAGCTTATCTTTCCAAACTCTGTTAGTCTAATAACATAAAATTTATCCTTCCATAAGAATACACGGCAAAGGAAAGGATTTACCATCCTTTCAATGGTTTCGCTCAAGTATAATTGCTCATTTTCTATTCTAACTCCATTTGTAAACTTAGCCGTTTCTCCATCTGTATAAATTGCATTTAAAGGAACGTTAAATTGCCTAAATGGAGTTATTGTATCGTCCATTCTAGTTTCGTGAACTTCGCATCCAACAATAACTTGTCTTTTATCTACAAAAGATTGATTTAAAGGCCCAATAATTCCAGCTAAAGCTTCAGTTCTTGGATCAGGCCAGCTAGAGAAATTTGAGCGAATAGAATCAAAACCTTTTAATCCATCAATCGCGGTAAATTCAAATAGCTTTTGTCCGCTCTTAAATTGCGAAGTAATAAAGTCTGGAGCAATGTAACCAGAGAAATAAGGTAAAATGCCTTCAAATAAAACGTAGTTTAATCGAGTCGTTCCACTTGTTGCACCAATTACAAAAGTATTTTCTCCAAATGCTACGGCCTCAAATGTAGCAGTAGAGGCCGCTGGGATTGAAACCCAGTTAATAGCATTTGTTGAATATTCTATTCTATTTACTCCGGTACTTCTTACTCCAATAAAATATCCATTTCCATAAGCTATTCTTACAGGAGTAAAAGGAATTGTAACGCTATTCCAAGTAAATCCATCTGTAGAATAATAAGTACCAGTTGTAAATTTACCTTGGGCATAAGTTATAGTAAAAGCACTCCAAGCAGTTGGTTGCTCCTCCCAAGTAATACCATCGTATGAAGTAAAAGTCGTACCTCCTGGTGAAGTATCACAAACGGCAACCCATAATCCAGCACCATAAGCAACTCCGCTAAATGTTGGGCTAATTGCTGTAGCTCTAGAAGTCCAAGTAATACCATCTGGCGAAGTCATTATTCTATTAGTACCAGATCGTGCAACGGCAACAAATAAGCCATTTCCATAAGCAATATCTTGAAACCACATAGCCTCACTTGGAGTTCTGCTAGTCCAATTTATTCCATTTGTAGAAGTATAAATAAATGAAGTTGGAACGCCTGAAACGCTAGCGTAACCTACTGCCACAAATAAGCCATTTCCAAAAGTTACATATTCGGTATTTAATACGCCTCCATTAGTCCAAGTTATTCCATCATTTGAGTAGGAATTAACTGTAGCCATACCTACAAATAAACCATTGCCGTAAGCTATGTCTCTAAAACTTGGCGTAACAGTTGCCGCCTGCCAAGCGGTAATGTCGTTATTTGCTCCAATCTGGCTTAAAACAACTTTCCAAGTTCTGTTTCCACCTACTAGAAATTCGTTAAAATCTCCTGTTTCTCCAGCTATCGTAAAATCAACGGAAGAGCCTATTAGCGTGGTTAAAGGATCGTCGCCGGTATTTCCCCAGTTGTATGTAATATCGTTTATCTGTAAGGCCGTAACGGCTCCAGAATAGCCTTGCTTTTGTATTTGCAAATCCCAAACTAAGCCTCCGTAATTTGTAGCGTATCCGCCTTGGTATTTTAAGCCGTAATCATTTACAGGAGTATTTTGACCAGTCAATTCAACGTACATTTTTACGTCTTGAGCTGGCATTGTATAGTTAAAAGATAAGGCAGAGGATATTAAAGTATTGCCTGGAGTTGCGTACCATTTAGCTGTATGAAAGCCAGCTTCTGGAGTAATTGCAATCGTTAAAACGTCGCCTTCGGTATAAAATTCCACAGGTGCAACTCCATTGACTGTAATTGTACCCAATCCAGTCCTTACGGCAAGTAAAAGCCTATAGTCATTCATTATCCTTTATTTATCCTGTTATTTGCTTGACCTAAAACGTAAACGAGGTCTTGGCCTCGAACTACAAATTCACCGCTTACGTCTCTATTTTGCTGGAATAATCCACCTTGTGCGCCGCCTACAAATGAAGAGCCGCCACCAACTCCAGCGCCTCCAACGGATGCAGCACCTCCTCCACCGCCTCCGCCAGGAGCTGCACTACCTAAACTTTTTGCCTTAGAACTAACAAAACCAGCCAATGCTATTAAAGCAACTCCAGCTCCAATAGCTACGGCTGGATTTAAAGTTTGTAAAGCCTTTTTAATTCCTGTTATTGTTAAACCTGTGGCGATTGCTAATTGTCCTAATTGGTTTAATATTCCAGCTAATCCTCCAAGTAAAGCGGCTCCAGCTGCTTTTAAAACATTGCCACCACTTGCTAAAGCGTCTCCAATGGCAAAAGCAAAATCTCCAATAGTCTGTTGCGCTCCACCTTCTAAAACTTCATTTACTTTTGCATTAAATTCTTGTAATCTTAATAAAAATGCAGTTGTTTTTGAATCATCTATTTGGGGTATAATATCAACTGGTTTAAAATTAATATTTAATTCCTTAAATTTATCTGCTACATCAATTAAAGAAGGTGCCAATGCTTCTACTTTTTTTAAAGCATCTTCTTTTAGTTTATTTGTAAACTCAACATTTTTAGCTATTTGATCTTCTAATTCTAACTCTTTTTGCTTTTCAGTATTTAATTGTTTACTAACAGTTACTTTTTCTTTAACAAAATTTGCTCCTTCTGAATTTCTATCAACAATTTGAGCTTCTAAACTTAAATTTTGTACAATTATTTTATTTCTATCTTCCGCACTTTTTAATTGTTCTTTTGTTAATTTGTCGATTTCCATTTGAATCAACATCGCATCGTCATTTGTAGCCGTAAATTGTCCAGCTACCCTAGCTCCTGCGTCAATAGTATTATTTAAAGCACTTTGAAGTTTTATTCTTTTATCTGCAATTTCATTAGCTCTAATATCCTCTTGTAATCTTAATGTTAATATTTCAGCTGAATTTTTATCTATTTGAGCTGATAATGCTTTTGCTTTAGATAAAGCAATTATATCTTCAGTTAAATCTTTATAAGAATTTCCAACATTACCAGTTAATATCTGCTCATCAGTTAAATTTTTTAAATATTCAGGATATTGTTTTTTTAATTCTTCTACTGCTAATAATCTTTTTTGCAAACTTAGATTTGTATTTTCAGCTTGAATAGTTAATAATTTAAAAGAAGAAATCTCTTTTTGTGCATTTATTTGACCTTCCAAATTAGCTTTTGTAATCCCATCCAAAGTTTTTCTATATTCCTCCAATCTTTCGGTCAATGATTTTGCGGATTCCTCGGTTTTAAAAAATCCTTTTTGTTGTAATACTGTAAATACCGTAGTTAATAAAGAAATACCTAAAACCAAAGAATTAGCTGGAGATAAAATTGAAGCTAAAGCAGCTTTAACGGCCGATCCAGTTGATCCTGTTTGATTCTTTAATACTTGAAAAGATCCAGCTAATTGGGTAATGTTGTTACCAACACCAATAATTCCAAAAGGTGCATCTTGAATAATTCTAGCAAAGTCAGTTCCTATAGAATTATATCCAGCGGTCGCTTGAGTTAATTTTTGAATTTGCGGAGCAGTAGCTTGGGCCGATTTTCCTAGTTTATCAAGTTGACTTGTTGCTTGATTAACTCCAGCCGATAAGCCTTCTACTTTAGCACCTATCTCAACTTCTATTCTTGGATTTGCCATTTTTTTCTAGTTTAGATGCAATTTCCAACAATTTCTTGGCTTTAGCAAAATCACCTTCGCTTGATTGGAATGGTTTAGGCTTGATATCCCAAGGCAAAGGCCAAATTTGCATTGGATTAATATTAGCTCCTTTTTTTAAATGAGGTTGTAAACCTAAAATCGCGTGAACTCTTAAAGATTCGACTAAGTCTTTTTGGTCTATTTCGTGACCTTTAATTAAAGCCTTTAACTCTTTTCTAGATAAAGCAAAAAGCTGGTCGTATGGTATTTTCGTTCTACCTACGACCAGCATTAAATTTTCTCTCGCTGAATAAACTTCTTGCTCTTCTTGGTCTTGACTTAAATTTTTTTTTCTTGGTTTTCGCCCATTCCAAGTTCCTCTAATAAATCGGCAAGTACGTCGTTAAATAACTTCATTACATCCTTACCTTCAACCCAAATCTTTAATTCTTCTAAAGAAATTGGATTTGTACTTTTTCTTATACAAGCCACCTTGTGGCATTCCATTAATAAAGCATAGATTAAATCTAGTCTTGGAATTGATTGACCACTAAAAGCCTCTGAAATTCCTTTTCCAGTAAAATCCTCAAAATTTGCTAATGCCCCAAGATTAGGGTAAAAGAAAATTTCCGCCTCCTTATAAGGCGCAGAATGGTATTTAGCCATAAATTATGTTTAGGTTGGTATTACTGTGATTGAAGGAGCGCCAGCAAAGTCAAAAGTACCAGTAAAAGAAATTTGAGAATTTCTCTCAGCGGTAATTTCGATTGAATTAAGTTGGGCATCAACGGTAATAATTTTATCACCTGGATCAGTTCCACCAAAAATCAATTCAAATACTTTACCAATGTCTTCCATCAAATCAAATGCTGAAAGGTTAGAAGCTCCTGTAGAGTCAAAATCTAGATCACCTGAAAAAGAGAATGAACCAGATTTGTCGCCTCCTTCAAGTCTTACTCCATAATCGCCCGTGCAGTCGTTTCTTACTACTACGGATTCATTGGAAATAGAAACGGAAGCGGAAGTTTTACAAACGACTGGAAGAGAGTTCCACTCAAATGTAAAGAAGTTACCAAGTTGATAAGTTGCCATAGCTTATTTGTTTAGACAAATATACATAAATTTTTATTTATCAAGATACTTGAAAAATATCCAAGGTATAGCCAAGAATTTTTTGATAAGCAATTTCCGTAGAGCCTTGCTCTATTTGAACTCTCGAAAATGTTTTCCTAATATTTATTAGCTGTAAATCAGCCGGTAAAATCAAATATTGCTCGGTCATTTTTAATTGAATAGCGTTTGAAATCATTTCGCTCGCCTTTTTACCTCCACTACCTACAGGGAATTTGGTAATGATATTAATATTGAAATTTACGCTTTGCCTAATTGAGCAATCATTATTTGTCGTTTCCGCTTCGCTTTGATCAGTTAATAAAACATAAGCCTTACCAGTTTGAAAATCTGGAATTGTAACGCTTGGAGGCATAAAGGTATCCCTGACTGGAATATTGGTAGTGCTAACTACTAGAGGCGTTATTGCGTTTAAAACTGCTACCCTTATGTCGGTTGCTATTTCTCTCATTTGATATTATCGTTTATTTCTTTTTCCATTTCCTCCACTAAATTACTTGTTGCTTCAAAATAAGAAGGAAATAAGTAAGGTTGTCCAATTATACGGCCTTTACCGTTTCTATAAAACCTTTGAGCGACTGCCCTAATCTCTGGAGTATATTGAGGTCGACCTAATATTTCTCTTGCACTTAATCCAGTTCCAAATTCGAGCCAGGCTTCAATTTCAAAATCAGAACTTCCACTTTGAACGCCTACTCTCCAATTTAAACCATTATTTTCAGCTACTTTATCTATTCTTTGTTTTATTGATAAAGGTAAGCCTTCCCATTGACTTGGCGCTCTTTGTATGGATTTTATTTCTATTTCGGTTGCTACATCTGCAAGCTTTTCCTTTACCGCCTGAATAACTTTATCGCCTTTTTTGTCTAGGTCTGCTAAAGCCTTGTCCAATCCATTTACCTTTACGCTCATTGGATGCCAACCATTTGAATTATATACTCTTTGTGTTGCCTTTGATCATCAAGTCTAACAGAAATAATTTTGTAATATTTTGACCTATATAAAATTCTATGATCCTCACTTGGCGTAAAACTATTTCTAAACTGAATGGCAATTTCGTAAGTATTTGGCAAAACAAGTTCTTGCGATTCAATCGCATTGTTGCCTCTGATTTGAGTAACTCTTGCAAAGGTTGTTAATACGTTATAGCTACTTGATAAAATACCTCCAGCTCCATCGCTTGTATTTGAAAAGCCTTGGAATATTACTTTCTCGTTATATTTTCCGAAGTTTATCATTATACGAAATAATCAGCTCTGTATTTAGTTTCAGTTGTAATACTTGATTTTTGCGCATAATATTCCTGGGCATCAATCAGATTTTGGCGATAAGCAAAATCAGTAGCAATTCTTTTAAGCATTGCAATACGAAGGTCTTGAGGCAAAGGATTGGATTGATTAAAACCAGCGGTATAAATGTAGTTTTCAAATTCGTAATCGTTTTCAGTTACATCCTCCACCCAAGGGCCAATAGGATAAATCCGCTCATCCTTTTTATTGTTTTGAATTTCTACGTCACGCTCAACGTAAAGCATTCCGGAGGCTTTTTCAGATTCAATCCTAGCGGCTGGGATTAAAGTGTTTTGTATTAAACTATCCCAGTCGGAATAATCAATTTGCAGCCAAGCTTTAGCCTCTGCTAGAGTTATAGGCTCTGTATTTACTTGGGAATCGTAAATAATAGCCAAAGGTCTTTTAACGCTCATTTTGTTTTAAAGTCTTGTTTTTCAACTTTGATCCATACGGCCAGTCCCTTGTCAACCAAATAAGTATTGTAGGTCTTTCCTACGCATATTATTTCGCCTTTTTCAAAGGGAACTAGGTCTACCAATAATTTTATCATAAAGATACTATTTATTTTAGTAAATGTTTTTTCTCATTCCACGGCTCAATGTCTGTCCATAGTCTATATCCGTGAAAAACGTACAACGACCGAATTAAACCAATCTTCAAACCCAACTCCTTTACTCGCATAGAAAACAAAGAATCAAAGGCAACGCTATTTTCCTGAAATCCTTTTACCGCTTTCCAAGTCTTATATTGAAAGGCCATAAAAAAGCCAGCAACGTACTGCTTTATCTCTTCTATTCCTTCCCTCTGGTAAGTTAAAGCTATTTCGTAATGATTCCGCACGTTTAGATCGTAGCTAAACTCATTCTTGTATAATTGGTGCTTTGCTCTCAATCTGTTAGTGTAACAACTTACTAAACCAAATTTATCGCCATCTAAAGTCAAGGCATCCGAAATACGTTTTCCCCAATCTGGAGTTAAATACAAAATGTCACCGTCTTGCATTATTATCCAATCATCGTCTTGAGCATTTAAATTTTTTATACAATCATTATAGGCTTTCCCTATATTTTTATCTAAGCTAAAAGGATTTGAATAAAATATTTTTAAAGTCTCGCCCACGTTTTCTCATCGTAAAAGTTTAAATTCTTTTCTGAATAAGGATATTCAAAAAGGCATTCGCTTTTATTTGCAGTAATACCTGGAAAGCGTTCCGTTAAATATCTGTCCATTTCATATTTACCCAATCTAGCTTTTACTTTATCTGTATTAAACCAGTAAAATGATCCAGAGTAATGGAATGCTTGTGGAACGTACGGAGGGCAAGGCAAAAGCTTTCCGCAAATGCCTGAAAATAGCTTACTAGAAAGGTCTGGAATCGTTTCTAAATTACGTTTGTAGCTTTCCTCAATCCAAATGTCTAAGCCTCGCCAAATAGGCCTAGAAATTCCTTTACAATGAGCGTAAAAAGTAATCCCTCCGTTTACCTTATTAATTGAATCAATAAAATGAATAGATTCACCATAAAGCCTATTATTAGCTACAATTTCTATTTGGCAGTCCTTTGGTAAAAGCGATTTTAACGGCTCTAGGGAATAGTTAGAATCAACGGCAACCTTTACCACTTTTATACCATTAAAAACGCTCCAATACTTTACAAATAGGCTTAAATTAAGCTTATGGTAATGGGTTATTTTTCCGCCGTAATAAATAAAGTAAATTAAATTTTTTGGAACGTTAACGCCCATAAAGTTGGAGTTTTTGGTTTTTCGATTAGCTTATAACCTAAGCTTTTAAACATTGCAACCCAATCCTTTTCGCTTTTAATATTTATGTGTCCCCAATCAGCATCCCAAGGAGTTTTATTAGGCGTGGAGGAAAATAAAATAACTTTAGGAGAAACGGCTTCCAATGCTTTGTATATTTCAGGATCAGTCATATGCTCGGCAACTTCAATCCATAGCATTAAATCGGCTTGCCTTGGCTTTTGATATACTTTTAAATCTTGATAATTTTCCTTGCAGTAATCCCTATGGCTTTTGAATTTATCTTGGCCAATAATATTAAAACCTTCTCGTCTAAATATTTCAGAATAAACGCCGGTTCCGCAGCCATAATCTAAAACGCTTTCTGGTTTAAATTTCTTGCAGTATTCCGCAACTTCTTGAGCCAAGGCTACAAAATCAGCGTTTTCCATTGTCAGCTGAAAATCATTTAATTCAGCTTGCAAAAATTCCTCTTCAGTTAATTTCATATTTGACCACAGGTTTTACAATTCTTTTTGAAATACATTTGGCAAAAAGTCCCGTTTTCATTACTAGGTTCTTTGTCGAAATAAACTTGCATTTCGCTTGGTTTAGCCAAATACCTTTCGCAAGAAATCTTTAGCTTACATCTTTGAGGTTTACACATCGTAAAGTCTGCCATTGTTTTTTTTCTTTAAAAGTAATAAATATTTTTTTCTATCGTGATTTCCAAGTATTTGTAATAAAAAAAGGGAAGCAAAATGCTTCCCCTTTTAACCAAATTAAACACCAATGAAATTAGGTAGTCTCAAGAAGAGCTTTTGCAGCGGCAAAAGTTCCTTTGATCAATACTGGAGTATCGTTAGCAGATACGAATTGTACCAAACGCTGCTCGATTCTTACAGTTTTCAAGTTGTCGATGAAGTCATCGCCAGACTCTCCGATAGCTACTTGCAAGCCGCTTCTCAAACGTACGTTGATTACTGAAAGGTCACCACCTACGAAGTCGGCAGCAGTTCCAGTCAAAGCGTTAGTTGGGATAATTCTTACACCCCAAGCATTAACTCCACCTTGTGCGTCGAAAGTAACGCCAGCAGGAAGGATATACTGCTTGTCAGCGTCTTTCTCAGAAAGCATCAAGTGATAAGCTCCAGTCTCAACGAATACTGCGCTAGCAACACCATTAGCGGCGTTAACTTGAGCGATGATTCCGTGAATTACATCCCAGTTAGTAGCAGACTCAACACCGCCAGCCATAGAAGCACCGGTGAAAGTAGTTGACTTAGAAAGCAAACCAGCAAGTTGTGGAGAAGTACCGTTTCCAGTAAACAACTGGTTTTCGATTACAGTCTCAACGCGCTTAACTCCATTAGATTGGATGTAAGAAGCCAAGTAAGCAGCATCCTCAAGCATTTCCATAGAAACTTTCATATGCACACCAATTTTCTCAACTTTAGCTCTTTGCTCTTTGTATTGAACGTCGATTTGAGTTTTCTCAACACCTTCGCCGATCATTACTGGAGTTCCTTCTTGGTCGTACTCTTCAACCCATACAGCGTATTGAGTTCCGATAGCACCAACAGAAACGTTAGCAAGGTAAGTAAGGATTCTTTGTCTAACTGGAGAAACAACTCCGGTAAACTCGGAAATAGTTACTTGTCCGCTAGAGTTAGCGTTAGCAATAGTAGAAGCCAAAGTGATAGCTCCAACTGCTTTCTCGTTAATTTCAAAAACCAAAGGAGCTTTCAAACGAGCGTTAGGCTCATTCTTAAGTCTTTCGATTTCAGCTTTTACAGGCGCATAAGCCTTAATGAAAGCGCTCTTAAAATCTTCAGCGCTTACCTCTTTTTCAACTGCACTCTTTTGCAAAGCAATATCCAATTTGTCAAGTTGCTTTTGCATTTCTGCAGCCTCTTCTTTGCTTACTACATTGTCGAAAGATTTCAACAAAGCTTCAGCCTTTTCAAAAGCCTCATTAGCTTTTACTTCTGCATTGCTAGCCTTTGCTTTCAAAGCTTCGCCAGCTTCTGCGATTACAGCCTTTACGGCATCGAGGGTTAGATTTTCCATTTTTCTAGTTCTTTTTTAAGTTCGTTTATAGTTAGCGTTTCAACCTCCACGGCTTTCGTATTTTCCAAAGTAGCTTCGGCTGGCTTTAGCATTTCCAAAAGTGATTTTAGTTGATTTTCTAATTTCTCAAGTGTTTCGTCGGTTGCATCTGAAGTCTTTACAAACTTCTCAAGTCTTGTTAAATACTCGAACGCATCCGCTTCGCTTTTAAGGTCGATAAAGGTAGTTTCTGGATTAGCTCCTAAGAATTGAACCGCTGACCCTTCATACATCATTACCTCCTTAATTAAATTGGCTTTTGCCTGATCGTCATACATTTCCTTAATTGTACGGAAACCAAATGAATGCTGGTTGATCAATTCCGATTCAATCATTTTCTGAAAGTCCTGACCAGCTGCGTGACTGCCAATTTTAGCCTCATATCTTAGACCTTTTTGGTCTTCGTGGAGGTTAGTAATCTTTGCAACAACTTTATTTTTATCGTGATCCAAAAGGTATTTAATCAACTGCTTTCCAGCTGGGCCACGTTCTTGGATTGTCTTAGTAAATGCTCCTGGCTCAATTACATCACCGTCCAAATCTTTGTTACCAAAAACGGCAAAATAGCCAGAAACAATCCCTTGCTTCATATCGCTATCTGCAAAACCCTGATTAAGTCCTTTTAATATCATTGTCGCGTTATTTTCTTTTATTTCGCCTAATTCTTTAAGCTTTCTTTTACTCCAAGTTAGGGCAGCTTTTCCGCCCCAAGCATCGTACATTAATAGTCCGCATCCATCCGAATAAGAGGTGGAGGTTTCCAAATCTACTTCGTGACGGCTTAAATAAGAATACATTCTTTTTAAAACATCTAACGAAATCGGCTCACCATTTGCGAGCTGATTTGCTCTTTGCTTGCCTACTGGCGTTCCGCAAGGCCCCCATCCGTTTTCCTCTACATATTTTAAAACACGTCTAGCGTTGTTTTTTACTGCTTCAGGATAATCGGAATAACTCTTCTCGGATAAATCAGCCATTTAGCTTATTCGTTTAGACAAATATACAAATAAAAAAAATTATCAAACAAAAGGCTAGATATTGAACGCATCTGGGAAGTTCCTTCTAGCATAACTCTCAGAAATATAAACTACAACGCAAGAGCAATTTACTGTTTGTTCAGCCGTTCCATTAATGTCTCCAGGTTTATCCATAAATACTTGCTCAGTATTTTTATTGGTAAACTGAAAAAAAGCATTTGCAGGGATTGGTTTGTTTTGTGCTTGAATATGCTGAAACCTTGGCTCTTTTGCTCCTCCGTGAATCCAAATTTTCCAAAGATTTACACCTGTTTGGTTTGCCCATTCCTCCGCTGATTTCTTTTTACCTACATTGTAAGCTCGTGTTGATTCTGTCCTTGCTATAGCTCTAGCTCTTTTTATATCAGGGATCAAAGCCAATAAAAGCTCCTCTATCTGAAAAGGATTTAATCCATCTGTAATTGCTTGCGCTAAAATTATTTGGACTTTTGCTCGTGTTGTCTCTGTAACGTCAAAAATTAAAGTTCCCAAATTGGTAAGTACCCATTCCTTAATCCATTCCTTCCAAGTAGCTAAAAAAAAATCATCTGGCACAAATGCCTTTTCTTTATTGTCTTGCCTTATGCGATTAAATTCTTTTTTAGCTGAATCAATAAAAACGGCGGTATAAAAATCAATATATGCCTTTTGCATAGGCAAATAAGAAGGATTAGGAACTGCTTGTAATTTTAAAGCCTCTGTAAATATTCTTACTCCAATGCGCTCATATTTGCGAAGGTCTGCTTGTGCTGACCGCCTTAATTTGGAGTAATTTAACTTTTTCATTTCTTAGGCTTGGAAATCTACAAAGTCCGCAGGTAAGTTGCCCAAAGCCTCTTCGCTAGGCACAAAGCCTGAAGGTATCCAATGAATGTCCATTGCAGGGTCTTCGCTAGCGTGCCAGTTCAATAAGCTTCTGACTTCGTTACCAGTAAAGTACGGTGATTTACCGTACGTTTCAAGAATTACCTTTACATCTGGCTGGAGTTCTGAATAGCTAGAAATATCAAAATCAATAACGTACTGCATTCCGTAAGACTTGGCAATAAATTCCGTCATCTTTTCCTCAATCATTTGTAATTGAGGCATAAGTACGTCAGTAACTAAAGATTTCTGAGCATATTCTAAATTTGCATAGGTAGCGTTTGAGCTAAATAGTACTGGATTAACTCCCCAAAGTCCGCAAAGCGTTTGCAAGTCCATATTTTGGGAATTAATAATATCCATTGCTACCGGAGACAAACCAATAGCATCGTATTTCAAAGGAATAGAGGAAGCGACAATTTTATTAATGTTTTTATTTCCATTAATACGCTCATCTATTCTCTCATCCATTTTGGCTCTTTGCTCTGGAGACGGCCAAAACTCAGGATTAGTAATATTTGGAGAAATAATACCTTTTGCGCCTCCGTTCTGGAAAGTCTTTTGCTTTGCCTCTGTAGCTTCGTTATTAGCTTGCAAGGTTTTTAATCCTGCTAAAAGCGGAGGCATACCACGAAGCTGCGCGCCGTTCAAATCCCAAGTAAGGTTTGTATTTTTTATGTGCAATACTTGATCAGCTGGAATTTCAATATTTTGGTCACCAATTATCAATTTATAACCGCGTACAGGCTCAAATAAGTTGCCAGCTACTATTTCCACATAGTTTGAAGGCATTACATACATTTCCTGAATTTTGCCTTTATTCAAGCCTTCATTAGGCTGAAATCCGTAAACAAATACTTCGCCGCTTGTATTGTACCAAGTAATCATATTATCCAAAAACTCTGCCCAGGTTTGCATTGGGTTTGGATGCTTAATTAATTGATTTACAGGATCGGTATATACCACGTCAACCAATTCCTTTTTGCGCATTGCGATTGATTGTAAGCGGTTTAATTCTTTTGTGCTATACTTTCCGCTTCTAAATCTTTTGCTTGCTTCGGTTTCCTTGTAAACGTAAGTAGGGCATTGCTTGCCCTTTTCTGCTATTTTACGGATAATTGAATAGACCAAGGCATTTCCTTTGTAACCTTTGTCTATAAACGTTTGCTGGTTTGCGTCGTACCAAACTACCAACGTGGAGGCCGTGAATTGGCCGTATAGGATTTGATTTAGTAGGTTTACATCCGTTTTAGGAGCCGTATAAATTACCTGCGGCTTAATGTAATCCCTTAAAGCCTTTAATAGCATAGCATATTTGTTTTAACAAATATACCTAAATATTTTTTTCAAAATATGATACTCCCCAAAACCAGCTAGATATCAATAACAAACGACCAACCCAGCTCCAAGCTATGGGATTAAAATCAAGAAATATAAAAGAAATAAGTAGGTAGCAAACTAGCATCCATATTAAAAGAGCGTAAACTTCTTTGTTCATATCGAAAATTCAAATTTTGTCCCAAGCATTAATTCAGTAAATCCCCAAACTAATGCGTCCACGCGGTCAGGCGATTTGCCTTTGTCTGGATCAAATGTAACCATTTGTTTTTCTAAGATTGGAAAACTGCCAACGTGGTATATTTTATTTTGCTCATAAAGGCTATAAATAGGCTCTGCACGGACGTACTTTCCTTTCGTTGCAGTTACAAGCTTTATTCTTGCGGTTGTATTTTGCGACCTTAAAACGCTTTCTACCATATCACCGCCTTGGTTTTTCTCTGCCACTATGCAATCGGCATCCCAATTCTTAAACGCTTGGCTTGCTATCTTTGCCCATTCATTTGGTGAATATTTACCAGATAAATCCTCCAAGACGTAACCTTTGCCGTGCGTATCCTTTCCAAGTACAACAATCCCTGTTTCGTCTGAATCTAAATTTGCGGACGCAGCTGGATCGATTGCAATAACTATGCGCTCTAAATTTGGTTTGGATGCTATTTTTATTTTGTCAATTAAAGGCTTTGACCAAAGTAAACCCTCGGCATCGTCTAGCCATTTGCCTAAAAACAAATGCTCGTATCTGTGGAGGTTTTCTTGCTTAACTCTCTGTGCTTGATCTATAAATGATTGCGAAAGGTTGCGCTCGTTGTCTAGGTAGGTTGTATGTATGTAAGTGCAGTTGCTAATTTTCTGCTTTACAAATCGATTATAAATCCAATGCGACTTGTAGCTTGGATTCATTACAAGAATCACGCGGTTAGGCTTATTTGCCGCTCTAATAGAAAGGTCTATGCGGTCAAATACGTCTTCGTCGTTTAATTCCTCAGATTCGTCTAGAATAAAGGTTGTAACGCCAGCAATGGATTTAAGATTAGCAGTTGCCGTCCCTTGGCTGGTCTTGATTCCACGAAATAAAATCTTTGAGCCAGTAGCCTTATTAATGATTTCGCTTTGGGTTATCTCAAAGTCCTCCGCCTTATTCATCAACTCAATTTTGTCAATAAATTCGGGAATAATTGAAATAAAGGCACTCGTCAACGTCCAACGTGTAAAAAGTATAACGTGGCCCTCTTCGTAGGTCAGATTTAATAAAAACATTGACAAGGTCCACGACTTGCCTGACCCACGACCGCCAGTAATTAGGTAATAACGCGTTTTAGGAGTCTCTAAAAATAGCGGTTTGTATTTGTCAATTATTTGGATTTTATCCACTCGATTGGAGGCGTGATTTTGTCGCCTTTAGTTGTATGGTCGTGGTCGAATCTATCTCTCTGCCCTAGCCTTTGTTTACCTAGCCAAATAAGCATACCACGGTCTTTATCCTTTAAAGCTGCTTCGTATTGCTTGGCAAGTAACAACGCATCTCCCTTGCTCCTATTTTGCCGTAAAAACTCGGTAAAACCCATTGCGAGGTCATCCTTGCAACGATTGTAAAACGTCTCCTCGTCAATACCTAAATAGGCAGCGCATTGGACTCCTGTGCATCCAGCCTGGACGAGTCGTCCCATTTCTGTCCAGTCGATTGGTGATTTTGGTCTTGCCATATTACAAAGGTACTCCGTTTTTCTTAATGACTAAAGCTGGGTCTAATTTACGCATTCTATCAACAATTACTTGACAGTATTTTGGGTCTAATTCCATTCCGTAGCATTTGCGTTTAAATTGGTGAGATGCAACCATTGTTGAACCTGAACCAAGGAATATATCTAATATAATATCATTTATT